GCGAGCAGGGTGTTCATCTCCTCGTTATAAAGGATCTGGTCGATATAGCCCTGCGCCATGAATCCGGTCAGGCGTTCTTTCTGCTGACTGTTCTCCATGAGTAAGGTCTGAAGTTCTTGAATCCTGTGGAGGGAATCGTCGTTGTTTCCCTTGCGCAGCGCCTGCACATAAGGTTTCAGGATCAGCTTCCTTGCAAAAATCAGCTTGTTGATCATCGTTACAAAGGCAGCCTTCAGAGCGTCATCGTGGATGAACTTCATGGAGCATTTGCTCTTGTCATCGAGATGCGTGCTGCAAGTCCAGACGATGTATTTATACTCGCTGCAGTAATGCGTCCGGCGCTTGAAGACGTCGCCACATTCACTGCAGATGATCTTGCCGGAGAAGCAGTAGCGGTTCAGGTATTTGCCGCAGCCTTTGACAATACCTTTCTCTTTGCTATGCTGGCGGATCACCTCACCGGCTGCCGCAAAAACCTCCCGGCTGACGATGGCCTCGTGATGATCAGTCAGTGCATACTGATCTCTCTCGCCGTAATTCACATGCCGGTTGAACTGTGAGTCCGTGTAGGTTTTCTGGAATATCACATCGCCGGTGTACTTCTCGTTGACGATCAGTGTACGTACCGTATGTGCAGTCCAGCGATTTCCTTTCTTAGTGCAGATTCCTTTAGCATTCAGATCCTTGGCGATGTCCTGTGTTCCACGGCCTGCCAACACCTGATCAAAAATCCAGCGAACGTTCTCGGCCTGCTCGGGATTTACAACCATCTGCTCACCGTCCCAATCATAGCCGTAGGGTGGGTAGCTGATCTTGAAGGTTCCGTTTTTGAAGCGTTTCTGGATCGACCATTTGCTGTTCTCCGAGATGGATACAGACTCGCCTTCAGCCATGCTGCTTAAGATAGCGAGGAAGAGCTCGCTTTCCATTGAGCCCGTGTTCAGGTTTTCCTTCTCGAAGTAGATCGGGATATTCAGTGCGAGGAGCTTTCTTACCATCTCCAGACAGTCGGTTGTATTCCGGGAGAAGCGGCTGATTGACTTGGTGATGACAAAGTCGATCTTGCCAGCCTCGCAGTCCCGGATCATCCGCATCAGTTCAGGCCGCTTGTCCTTCTTGGTGCCGGTGATGCCTTCATCGTAGTAGAGCCCGGCAAACGTCCAGTCATCCCGACAGGCGATGTAGCTTTCGTAATGCTGCTTCTGGGCTTCCAGACTTTCGAGCTGCGCATCTGTATCAGTGGATACACGGCAGTAGGCAGCAACACGCAGCTTAGCTTTTTCTGCTGCAGGAGCCTGCTTTGCCTTGATCTTAGTGACCTTTTTCACTATTTCACCTCCCTTTGGTAGTGTCGTATATTACCTCTGAACCGCAGTATTATCAACGGTATTAGGGAATATATCCACGAGAAACGGAGAGAAAGATTGCGCGTTCAATTCGCTCAATTTGTGGTATTCTTCCAAGCTGATCAGTTCCGCATCGAGTAGGGCTTTCGTGATCTTCTGGGCGCGGTAATAGTCGATATCTTTCTGAAACTGCTCCGGGGTAAAAAAGTGATCTGTTGTTATGCCGGAGAGGGCAGATTTGACTTCCGGACTTAATGTATTTGTCATGAGAACACCTCCTTTACTTTCCACTGGAGGTGGGGAGGGCGATTTGACGAAATAAAAAAGAGCCGCCTGCAGGCGTGATGCCCACAAGCGGCGAGAGAAGAATTATGACAGCATTTCATTGACTCTTTTCTGAACGGCATTGTAATCATATCCGGCAGCGGTGAGCTTCTGTTTACGTTCCTCACCGTTACCCCATTTGCCAGCGATCACTTCTTTGGCAAGGGTGTCGATGGACTTCTTGGAAGAGGAACCGGACTTCACATCATACTGCGTCAGCTTCCACTTTTCGATGATGCTGCAGAGCTTATCGACATAGGTGAGGCTGGTCGCATAGCCGCCGTCCTTGATGATCTTTGCCGCCTTCTTGTATTCCTTACAACCCTTCAGACCGGCATACCTTTTCTTACTTCCATTCTTGGCACCGAGCAGGTAGGCGGAGTGATCCGCAATGGAATCCTCAACAGAAGGATACTTCCTGAAGTCGGCAGTGATCGTGGTGTACGATCCATCCTTGTTCTGTTCCTTCGTCTTTTTGGTATAGACGCTCTTTCCATCCCACACAGAGCCAGACCATGTGTTGCCGGACAGGGACTTCTTCATGCCGAAGCAGTTATTGGCTTTCTGCGCCAGCTCGGATTTGCCGTAGCCGGACTCCAGAATAAACTGCGCGAGGGAGACGGAAGCAAGGATGCCGGACTTCTTCATATCAGCAGTGAAGAGAGCACCGACCTTCTTGATCACATCCGCGTCGGACAGATCCTTAAGACTGGATGCCTTCAGGCCTGAAGCAGTGGAACTGCCGAGCTGCTTTGTGACCTCTGTGGCCAGCTTGCCGAGCCTGCTGTAGAGCCAGTTGCCCGGGCAGGACTTGTTAGCAAACCAGCGGTGCACCGTCAGGATCATCTCATCAGATTTCGGTACATAATTCAGCGCCTTGCTCTTATTGCTGATCCAGAGCAGTTTTTTCTTTCCGTTGCGCTTGCAGATGTCCACGCAGAGCTTGACCAGCGTCGCATAGACCTTGCTGTTCATCGTGTATGGTTCCTTGGTATCGGAAGCGCACTCGATCGTCACGGCTCTCTGGTCATTGGCATTAGAGGAGGAGCACCATGAGCGGTTCTTTTCCTCGACGTAGAGCCCGACGCGGCCATCCTTATCGATTCCGTAATTGCTGGAGGCCTGCGTGGATGTCTTTGCAAACCAGCTTCCGAGGCCTTCTGCGGTACACTGGCCTACGACACAGTGGGGTGTAATGCGGTCGATGGCATGGGTTCTCTTTCCGGAGTGATTCGGGGAGAGCTTCTTGTAGACGACCAGCTTGCTGTTTGTATATCCCATTACTGATCACCATCCTTTCCGGCACGGTCATGGAGCTGTTCCAGAACAGTCTTAAGCTGCTCTGGAATCGGCAGCCCGAGATGACCGGCGTTCTCCAGAAGGCTCACACCTTCATTGGAGAGATAAAAGAAGATAACGGCTGTGCGCAGGATTCCCTCTTGCCCGATCACTTGCACATCGATGATGTTGGCAATGCCGACAAGTAAAAAAATAAGCACCTTTCTGCAGATGCCCTTGAATCCCACGTTGCTCGACAGCTTCTTGTCGGCTATTGCACACATGACGCCAGTCAGGTAATCGACTATAACGAAAGCGATAAGTGCATACAATAGACCATCACATCCTCCCAAGTAGTAACCGATCCAGCCGCCGAGTCCTGTAAACACGGCCTGAATCATCAACCAAAATTCCTTCATAGCAAATACCTCCTTTACATGACTTTCCATTCATCTTTTGACTTTGGCTCTTTCGGCCAGATGTCTTTAGTAACAAGGCAAAATAAAAGAGCCCAGCCCAGCGGAATGCCGAGGCAGACTCCTGCGAGTAAAGCGATTATGCAGTTCAATTTTACGTCCTCCTTTATGCAGTTCGTTTCCAGACATAGACGGCAAGATACGGCGGCATGTTTTTTCCTGCTGCAGCTACACCCGTGCTTGCAGCGGTACCTGTTACAGAATGAGTGTGTGCTCCGGCAGATGCTGTGCTTTTTGTCGTAAGAGTTCTGTTTGATGTCTTCATGTAAGCGGAACTTGAACCAGAGCCGTCGCTCCACTGTTTATTCATGCTATGCGTATGAGCACCGTTTGATGCAGCCGTACCCGTGACGGTATGTGTATGGGCTATCACGGAAGCATCAGCGCTGCCTCCTGCACTTCCTGCTTCATATGAGGAGCCAGCGGCCAGTAAGAACTTGTCCTGTATCTGCTCCCATGTTCCTCCAAACAGGGTGCCCGGATTTGTTGCATTGACGCTCATATATATTGAGCCGACCGGATATATAAGATCGAAGATTGTCCCGAAGTCACTGTTTACATTTCTGCAATGCGGAATCCCGTCCAGCCCCACAGAAAAAGCCTTTTCTCCGGATTCATCATTTATGGCGATAGGGAAGCCGGATATCAAACCATTATCTTCGTCATCTACAGCCGTTCCAAAACCGATCGCTGTGCCATCGGTATTAACATCTATGATGTAATAGGAAGCGGCTATGTAAGTGTGTCTTGAAACAGCCGTATAGCCTTCAGCCTCGATCATGGCGATGATGTCATAAGCTTTCTCCGTATCAAGGACAATACCTGTAATAACGGCATCGACCAGCTCGTATTCGCCTTCCACGCTTACATAGGTATATTCATCTTCATCAGTTGCTTTTATGCCTATTTTGATCGTGTGAGAAAGTTCCTCATAATCTTCATAAGGCACAGAGTAGTTGAATTTCACGTGCGCAAGGTTTCCGTCGTCCGTTTCAACATATTCTTCATCAACAAGAGCCACCCTCGTAGCTGTCAGGTTGCTTAACGTAGGTGCGATGTAATTGGATTTCCAAATAGCATAAAGCGTTGCAGCAGCATTTCCTGTGTATGCTGCACCTTCAAGATAAATCGTGCCGCCAGATTCACTTGTTCCCCAGCCTACGAAATCGTAGCCCTTTCTGGTAAAAGTGTTATTTGGCAGATATGCGGTCTCACTGTCCCATTTTGTAAGATCAGTTGGTGCTGTACCACTTCCTCCATTGGCGTTGAATTTTATGGCGTAACTTGTCTTTTGCGGAATCGTAAGATTCACTCCAACATAGGACGAGTTTGATGTGGTGGCCTCCGTCATTATAAGGCCAAGCCAGCTTATGAGGCTGTATGCCTTAACAGTTACGACCTGCGATCCGGTCTTGCTCTTATCAAACGTCAACGTCTTAGATACAAGCTGCTTTGTAGAGCCTTTTGAAAGTGTGAAGGCTTTCTGATTGCTGTCATAATCCGTGGACTGGTACGATCCCGTATAGATACCGCACATTACGGAGTCGACGAGCATAGCACTCGTATCGATGGATATCGCTTTTGTCGTTGCCTTTATTCCGGCTTTTGCTGTAACAGTAAATTTACTTCCCGTCTGGGATACAGAATAATCAAGATATACCTGTTCTCCGTATCCGTCACCTGTGTATGTGTTTCCGTATACTGTTGCCATTTATATCATCCTCCTTAGCGACAGGTGGCCATTTGATCTCATGACCCACCCGACTTTTCCGACACGTTCTCTGGTTGCTGCATTCGTTGTCTGCATGAATAAATTCGTCGCAACAATGTCCGTGCTATAAAGACGTTCTCCGCTCAAGTAGGCTACTTCGTTTCCGTTGTTGTTAAGGGCGAGCCTTGATCCCGTGATCGTTACGTTATTTTTGCCTTTCTCGCCAATATATGCTTCATCAACACCAAAGGATGATACGACCACCTCACGGCTCGTATCTACGATGCTCATCCCGATCGAAGTAATATCATTTCGATATCCACTATCAGCGCCAAGGATATGGGAGCCGTTTGCATCATGCCAAAACCACTCCTTCTGCTCGTCTATATCACCCTGTGCCGCCTCTGCCGCAGCCTGTGCAACCGATGCTGCAACACCTGCTACTCTGGCGGATTCTGTTGCTGTGATCGCCTGCGCTTTTGCCTCGCCTGCATATGTGGTGGCGTTTGCGGCCTGCGCCTTCGCATTCGTCGCCGCCTCATTTGCTGTCTTAGCCGATGCAATTGCGCTTTCTGCAGCGGATGCTGCCGACATTGCATGCTCCGTCGCGAGAAGTGCCTGTGTATCATCAGTGGGCGGAGCTGAAACATTCCCCATAAGCCATGCAGATCCGCCCGATATCCGAACTTGCACGATATCTCCCTCTTTGGCATTGATCGTTCTTTTGATCGGTGTCTCATCGACTCCGCCCGGAATATGTACCCATACGGTCTGGCCTTCCACCCTTGTAACAGTGGCCTGCGTATCATAGGGCTTGGTCTCTCTATTTCCCGATGACTTTATGACATCGACAAATTCTTTTTTTATACTCATACTGCCTCCACTTCCTCTGTTGTTTTCGCGTTATACCCAAGTTCGACGTTCTGGCTTTTGATCCTGAACAGTCCGTCTAAGCCCTGCACCGGGTAATGGAGCCTGATCAAATCTCCAACCAGCACGTCCGGATGAAAACGCCTGTCATATTCTGCTGTAAGCTTGATTTGCTGAAGCTCCCTAAGTCTTCTGACAGCATATTCACTGATGGATTCTCCCGTATTAAAAGTGCAGGAGGTTTCTTCAGACCAAACTTCTCGGCCTCGTCTTATAGTCGATAGTGGACTATCTGGTGAATCGTCTCGGGCGACAGCAGACAGTTCTTCATGCACAGCCCTGAACACATTCGGACAAGAATACCAATCATATTTGACGGTGATCGTCGGTTCGAGGACATCTTGTTCTATAGGATCAAATCCTGTGGTATCGACTGAGGCTTTTTCACATAGTTCTATTGTTCCATCACCATATATTCGTATACGCCAGTCGATAGCTGCGAGCACCTTCTCTGTCATAGAAAGATGAGTTTCACCATCCTCTGCGATAATGGATGACTGAAGCGATGGAGAAGTACTATTTGTAATAACAGGTGCCGGACAGCAGGAGAGAAGTTCACGTATCACTGTTGAACCGTCAGTACCTGCTGGGACGTAATATCCTCGGTCAAGGAGTACATCTTCGGCAGCCTTTAATACGGAGTAACACTCCAGCGTGTTCTTCTCGAAATACCCATCAATATCCCTCGATGGACTTGTGGCAAGGCCAGTAAAAAGCGGCTCATGAGAAGCCGCTCCGTTCTGCCACGCATCAAGGTAGACGCGTATATATTGTTCCTTCCCGTGCTCGTATGCCTTGCACTCGATATCGGCAGATTCTCGCAGGCCGTCTTCCGACCTGCTGATACTGCCTCCTGTGATCTCTATCCTTTCTTTTTCCCTCCAGCTTACCGGATCGATGATGTATGCATAATAGCTCGCGCTATATCCATTGTTCCATTTCATTGTGTCAGACCTCCTCACTTATCCATTCGGCGTAGGTAAGGCCGTCCAGTTCCTCCGGATCAACGCGTGTGACCGACAGGCTATATTCAGCGCGGATTGTGCTCGCGTCATAGCGTCTGTCCTCGCTGACCTGAATGTCGCACTTGAAGCTTGATCCATCGACCGTTCGGATGTGACAGATGCCCGGATATGTTGCAAGGCGTCTGAACTTCCGCATCGTGTCCTGATCCTTTATGGTTACCGTTGAGCCCTTTAAGGATGCAGTCCTGCCGATGGCTTTGTTCCAGTCGCCGGTAACGGAGCCGCCAAGATACCTTGTTTCTTTGAAGTCCTTCTCCCATGAATTGGAGTGGGTAACATCATAGTAAAACTCGATCTGCTCACCCTCGAAGTCGATCAGGGAATAGATGATATTCAAAGCGTCGCCGTCTTCTGCTGTGATATCCAGCCAAGCGATCTCATTATCCGCTGTGATGTAATCGCCATCAGCGGTACGGTAGACGATCCGATGGCCTCCAAACTCACCAATGGCAGGATAAGGGTCAACGTAGGTCACTCCAAAGGCTCCACCGGATACAATAAGCTCCGGCCTGTCAGCTGATAGCCTGTAGATATCACAGGTATCTCCCTCCACAAAGCCTTCTGGAGCTATTGGTGTGATGAAAGCAACCGTACCGGATATGGTCGCGGTGCCTTCTGGGATCACAGCCTGATGCGACCAATGCACCTCAAAGTCAATGCTTGCCGTGCTGCTTTGTCCGAGGCTGTCCTGTACGGTTGCTACCAGCCGATACTGCGCACCGTCATCGAGGCTTCCGATCAGATCTTCCCGGCCTATGCTGATAGGAGCTTCTCCTGTCTGTGAGAAGAGCAGGATCGTTTCTCCTGTAAAGCCATTAAAGTCCTGTTCATCTGGCCTATCCATGTGATAATCCTCAGCCCGTTCAATGACAAGGGTGGTCGTACCACCCGTGCCTGCGCCCGTAATAGTAGCTGTGAACGGCAGCGCTGTAAGAGCCATCACTGTTCTGGAATTATCATCAACGATGATTTCCTGTCCCACGAGGCTTGTGCTTTCGATAACAGCAGTCAGCTCTTCCGCGATGATTACCGGTACCGGATCAGACCATTCGTCGGAAACACGACCGGAGCCAGATACGACTCTGACACACAGATAGTGAGTCTCGCCGGAAGTCCAACCGAGCTTTTCTGCATATAGGGTGATATGCTGTGCAGTCTGGGTGCTGGCGATAATATCGCCATACTGGACGCCTTCGCCTGTGATCGTTGCTTCACAGATTTCAGCATAAGCCTGCCCGGTTCCATCACCGGATACATATGACCAGAAAGCGGAGAGGCTTCCATCGGCAGTGATTACACTTTTGGACAGTGTCAGGGTAGGTACGCTCGGAGCCGACGACAGGTCGATCATGGCCAGTGCAGACCACGCACCGTATACACCATTATCTCCATAGCCCTTGACAAGCCGTACCCTGAAGTACCATCGTTTGCCGGTTTCGAGGCCAGATACATTCCATTCACCTGCATGGGTGTTATTGATCGTATAGGTTTCCGGCTCGGAGGTGCTTTCCCATGCGTCCTCATGGTCAGCCCATGAGATGACTGCGCTTTGTGCTTCACGCCATGTCCAGTCCCATACCACCTTAACGGTGCCGCTGATCGCTGTCGCATTCACAGATACGTTCCCGGGAGCATGCGGAACCTGACCGCCTTGCCAGATGGGAGCATCTGATTTCATGCGCGGTGTGACCGTATAGGCGTCAACACCATCAGCTCTTGTAACACTGGTGTAGCTTCCGACACAGGCATAGACACCAAACTCGTAAGAGTCCTCAGAAGACCAGTCCGGACACTGCACAGCGACCTGCGTCTGCCCGGCAGGGATGATGCCGACCGTGGCAGCCTTATCCGGTTCAGAGCCAGTTCTGAAGAGCACCACAAGAAACGATTCCGGAACATCCGAGAGGTTGTTTGCGGTGACCGTTGCCCGGAAGGTGGTGTCATCCGTCTGTATATCCGTGATCTCCGGATCTTTTAGGGAGCCTGCGCTGGCAAGCACCCAGCCGGAATAGGTTGTCTGGTACAGGTGGGTGGAGCTTACCCGTACAAAGAGACATTCATCCTTCGCAAGATTCTGGCTGATAAAGGAGGATGCCGCGCCGCCTGCACCGGACATGGTTCCGATCGTCCCGTCAGCCGTGCCGTTGTAGGTAAGACCCTCCTCGGGTACCTTGATGGCATATTCGGCTGTTGTCGAATCGACCGGGTAGGCGTTGTTCTTTGTCTGTGACCATGTGACCTTCACCTGCATGCCGCCAGCCTGATTGGTGACGTTTGCTTTGACGTTCGAAGCGGCATAAGGCGCGGAGTAAACACGGTAGGAGTAGCGCCATTCGCTGACTCCGGCAGCACCACGCGAACGCACCCGGAACCATCTGGTATGGGAGCCGGATGCGATGGTAGATGCTGTTTCCGTATAAGTCCTGCTCCCGGAAGCACCGCCAGTGCCGGAAGTCCAGCCCTTATCGCCGCCATAGTCATAGTTTTCGACCAGCTTTGTTTGTAACTCAACGTCCGTGAATACCTTGTGGGTATTGGACGTATCGACACTCCAGCTGAAGGTACACTGGTTATAATTGCTCTCGCTTGGAGATGCGGACAGGCTGGGCTTTGCCGGGACTTCAATAGAGAACGCCTGACTTACCCAGTCCGACCATTTTTCTTTATTGGATACACCCCTTACCCTGAACTTGAATTCCGTGATCTTCGGCTTGCCGGAGTAGGGGAAGTAGTTTGACAGCGAAAGGGAGACCGACTTACTGGTCACCGCTTTGCCGATGTTTACAGCAGTTGTCCATTTATCAGACTTTCCAGCACGGTTGACCAGATAGGAAAACTGCTGCTTATCACTGTATGATTCACCTTTCTTCCAAGAGCAGGCGAACTTCATACCGTTCCTTGCTATAGATAGGCCTTTCGGCTTTTTACTTGTTTTCTTTCCCATATCACACCGTCCTCATTTCCAGTCTTATTTGTTTTACGAACTTGCGAGCCCATTCCTCCGGATTCTCAGCGCCGGAAACCTCCACGTTGATATTCACATCACCGGAGCGACCGGTCTTTCCAGCGGAGAGCAGGGCGTTTGCAATTTCATCACCGACACCGGATACAGCCGATGTGATCATATTCATCAGCGAGTCTGTGCCGACCACTGTTTCCGATCCAGCCTCACCGCCGCCAAGCAGCGATCCGTTTTTCATACCGAAGATCGTCGGGCTGTTCAGGATCATTCCTTTTTCCATCGCCTTGGCGTACCAGCTGACAGAAAAGTGCGGAAGCGATCCCTTGCCGCCGATACCGAACGGTGCCTTACCACCGGATACACTGATATGCGGCAGCTTCAGGTTGCTGAAGATCCTGCCGACAGAAAGAGGGAAGAAGCCTTTGATCTTACTGATGATTCCGCTGATCGTAGACTTTGCGGAATTGATCGGTGAGATCATGGCATTCTTGATATTTGACCATGCGGAGCTCGCTGTGCTCTTTATGCTGCTCCACGCAGATGAAAGCGTGGATTTGATTGCCTGCACAGGCGAGGTTACGGCAGTCTTGATGCTGTTCCAGATAGAGCTGGCCGTGGATTTGATGCTTCTCCATACAGAAGAAGCGGTGCTCTTGATCCCGTTCCAGAGGGACGAGAGGCCGCTTTTCACTGCCCGGATCGGCGTCAGTATTGCAGTCTTTATTCCATTGAACACTTTAGCTGCCAGTGACTTGAGTCCGTTCCAAAGGCCTGATGTGAAGCTCTTGATCCCATTCCAGATCTTCTTCCAGTTGGTGCCAAACCAGCTCAGCACGGTATTCGTCACATTCTTTATCGTATTCAGGGCTGCAGAGAGAACGCTCTTAATCCCAGTCCATACGGCGGAGAAGATTCGTTTCACTCCCTGCCATACCTTCTTCCAGTCGCCGGTGAAGATGCCGATAAAGATATCGAGCACGCCGATGATCACATCCAGCACCGTTTTCAGAACGGCAGCGATGATCTTGAATGCTCCTTCAAAAATCGGAGCGAGGATCTGGCAGAAGCCCTCCCAGATCTTTTTCATGGTAGCGGCAATCTTTCCAAAGTCGATACCAAGGCTGTCAAACCGCGACTTGACCTCAGTGACAAACTTCCCGATGGTGTTCTTGATCCCGTTCCAGATCTTGATCATGGAGTTTCGGAACTTCTCGTTAGTACGCCAAAGATGAATAAAGGCAGCCACGAGGACTGCCACAATCGCGATCACAATGCCAATAGGGGATGTCAGGAAGCCGATCGCCTTAGACAGGATGCTCGTCATGCCTCCGGCCTTGCTGACCGCTCCGGACAGCTTGGATAAGGCACCGCCGAACTTGGCAAAGCCCTGTATGGCGATTCCTACTTTCGATATTACTGTTCCAATGATTATCAGCATCGGTGCAAGGGCAGCGATAAAGCCGCCAACGATAAGGATCGCCCGGCGCTGTCCTTCGCTCATGTTATTGAGCTTATCGACAAAGCCCTGTATCGCGGACACGACTCTCCGGATCATCGGCATCAGTGCATCACCGAAGGAGATAGCGAGCTCCTGCAACTGGCTCTTTAAGATCGTGATCTGTCCCATGAGGTTGTCCTGCATGGTTTCGGCCATAGAAAGAGCCGTGCCATCACAGTTATCGATTGCACCGGTCAGCTTATCAAAGTCCTTGTCGGAGGCGTTGATAATGGCAAGCCAGCCTGCCATCGAGTTTTTACCGAAGATGGCCGATGCCGCAGCTGCCTGCTCGGATTCCGAAAGGCCGCCCATCTTGTCACGCAGGGAGATCATGGTCTCCCGGAGATTGATGGAGCCGTCCTCGTTCTCCACAAGGGAAATGTTGTATTTATCCATGAAGGATTGCATCTGCTTGGTAGGCTTGGCAAGGTTTGTAAGGCCAGTCCTAAGAGCCGTACCTGACTGTGATGCCTTGATACCGGCATTTGCCATCAGTCCCAGCGCGATGGATGTATCCTCAGCCGATATCCCGAGGGAGCCTGCAACCGGAGCTGCATATTTGAAGGACTCGCCGAGCATGGACACATTCGTATTCGCATTGGACGATGCTGCAGCAAGGACATCGGCAAAGTGGCCGGAGTCCTCCGCAGAAAGGCCGAATGCCGTCAGCGCATCTGTTACGATGTCCGATGTGGTCGCCAGATCCTCTCCGGATGCAGCGGCAAGGTTCATGATGCCCTCCACACCGGAAAGCATATCCTCGGTCTTCCAACCGGCCATCGCCATATAGTTCATGGCGTCAGCTGCTTCCGATGCAGAGAACTTGGTTTTGGCACCCATCTCACGGGCTTTGGCACGGAGCTTATCAAAGTCCTCGCCGGTCGCACCGGATACGGCAGCCACCTTGCTCATGGAACTGTCAAAGTCGGCAGCGGTCTTTACGGAGATTGCACCGAGCCCTGCGACAGCACCGGACACCGGCAGGAGTTTCTTACCGGCACCCGTGATGGAGTCACCAGCCTTTTGCATTTTAGATCCGACCTCCGCCATCTTATCCAGCTTGGATTCACAGGAGGCGGCTTCCTTTTCCAAACGCTTCAGCTCGTTCTCTGTCTCTACGATCTCGCGCTGCAGGGCATCATATTTATCCTGCCCGAGCTCGCCACGTTCCAGCTGCTCCTTTGCCTGCTTCTGGGCTTCCTTCAGTCCTTCCAGCTTTTCCTTGGTCGCACCGATGGAGTCCTTCAGCAGCTTCTGCTTCTGGGAGAGAAGGGTGGTGTTTTTTGGGTCGAGCTTTAAAAGCCTGTTCACATCGCGGAGGCTCGACTGCGTGGTACGTATGGAGTTGTTGACGCCTTTTAGCGCCTTGTCGAGACCAGTAGTATCGCCGCCAATCTCGACAGTAATGCCTTTGATTCTGTTTGCCACCGGTCTTCACCTCCTTAAAATCGATCGAAATCTTCCTGTGTAGCAAGCTGCCTGTATTTCACGCCATCGTTTGTTTTCTCTGTCCAGATATCCAGTACCAGACCTACGGTCAGAAGATCGAGGTCTGATACTGATATCCCAATTTCTACGCAGCGCAGAAGGAACAGTGGCGTGGTCATTTCCCGCTCACTTCTGCTAATCCTTTTTTTGCTTCAACATCCGTGATCAGGTTTTCACCCCAGAGCGTCAGGATCTCCGGGAGCACCTGATAGATGGAGAACATATCAAACTGATCCAGCCATTCGTCGATGGTTTTCGGAATGGACGGATCAGCATGAAAGGCCATGATGTAGGCGACGTTTTCGAAGATCTCCAGATCATCGATTTCCAGATCGTCATCATCCTTGGCCTTTTTGCTGTATGCCTTCTCCAGCTTGGTCAGGTCTTTGAAGATGTCTCTTTTGAACTTGATGCGGTAGAGGCGAGGGATGGTCGCTGAAGACCTAAACTTCACCTCTTTGCCGCAGATATCAATTGTTTTCTCAATCATTGTTCTCCTCCTGTGTTGCCGCAGCAGAGATATATACCGACTGGTACCAGTTGTCATAGGTCGCCTGATCGGTTCCATCACCGGTACGCGCTTTCACGAGGCCGTCAGCTCTCGGGTCGGCAGTGATGGAGAGCTTCTCCGTGCCCGGCTCGATGGTATCTTCCTTGGTTTCCGACTCGATGGACGGACGGGAAGAACTGCAGTTGTACAGCACGTGGCGGATCGCATTGACATCGCCGTCAAACTCGAAGAGCAGAGCGAACTTCACGCTTTCCGCGTTGGTGTTCTTCTCGACAAGTACGCCGTTAGAGTCCAGTTCCTCCTGCAGGATCTCTGTTCTGAACCATTCCGGTACCAGCGCCATCTCAAGGTCACCGGAGTAGCCGTTGTTGGTCACAGAGCGGAAATATACAATACCGTCAGCATAGAACGGGCTGGTTTCACCCTCGGCATCCAGCGCGATGGAAACAGCGCCGGGGATCGCCTTCGGTGTACCGTAGGAAAAGGACTTCACACCATCTGTGACCGTCTCAGTCAGCTTGGCGGCATGAACGTTTTTCAGATTGTATTTGACTTTATTACCCATGTCTTAATCCTCCGTTTCGAATGAATAAAGAACCTCATATAGTTTCTCGGAGTCAATCCAGACCTCCGTTTTGTCATAAAAAATACCGTGCGCATCAAGCACGGTCTCGACGAGCGCCTCCACCTCCGGGTTCTTTTCGTCAGTGTAGAGCTCTATATGGACTTCCGTGATCCGGAAGTAAACCTTGCCATCCGCAGCGAAGTTGTCGCTTCCGGGCAGAAGGTAGGTGATGAATGGCGGATCTGGCGACTCACCCTCTGCGAAATGGTCATAGGCAGAAGGGATGTCGATCTCCGCCATCAGTTCTAACAGCTTATCCATGACGCAGACTCCTTATGATATTTTGTTCAAGCTCCTCGATGCCTTTCTGCTCTGCCGGTGCGATATGAGACCTGCCGGACACCCGGCCACCACCGCGCTTGGCGTGGCCAAACTCCAGAAGGTGCGCCAGCTGATACCGGTTCCGGGAATAGACCGTGACCTCAAAGGCATGGGAGTTCTGTTTGGTATTCTTCACCGACCAGCTCTTGGCATAGGCTCCGGTGCGGCTTGGAGCACCAGCCCGGATTTCATTGCGCACTGTGTTTCCGGTTTTTTGTACCGCAGCCTTCATTCCAAGCGTGGTGGTATTGGCATAATCCTCCAGTTCCTTCATGACCTCATCGGCCAGCTGTTCAACCTTGATCTTCTTCATGACCGGCTCGCTTTCTGGCAGATGAGCTTTACTGCCTTATGCTTGAAATTCATATGGTCGATACCGAGAATGTTGTATGCCTCATCCCGGAAGAAGACGCGGTAGCCGGTAGAGGTGAGAGCATCGATTGCCCGGCAGTGGCGCACGGTGAAGTCGATCTTGGAATCATCCACGATCCGGCCTGCGTCTGTTTCTTCCTTCGGAGACTCGGAGCTTGCAGTCGCATAGCAGCTATAGTAGGGTACCCATGTGTTTTTGTGGTTGCCGTACTTATCTGTTATGAACTGATTCTTCTCGATGGTGATCCGGACGTTCAGTAATCCAATCTTCATCAGAAGGCCTCCTTCCGCATACCGAACAGAAGTGAGCGAAGCGTCATGGTAAGCTGGTGGTGGTCGGCTTCCTCCCGGTGTTCATACAGGTACCCGATGGAGTAGAGGATGGCGATCCGGGC